TTAGAAATTATAGAAGGAAATAAAAAATATGGAAAATAAAACAGTTAACATAAATAATTTTATAGGAGTTTATGATAATTACATTACAGAAGATGAATGTAAAAAGGCAATTAACTTATATGAAACTCAAGATAAATTTAATCAAACTATGAATAGAATAGGTTTTGAAAATTCACCGGTTCTTGAAAAACAAGATCAACAACTATTTCTTGGAGAAGGTAATATTGAAGTTTGGTGGGAAACTTTAAAAACCATGATGTTAAATTTTAACTTAGCATGGGTTCATTATATTACAAATACAGGGGCAGAAGAAAGTTATAAAGAAACAAAGCTACACTATACTCGTTTAAAGATTCAAAAAACCTTACCTACGGAAGGTTATCATGTTTGGCATATAGAGCATGGGGCCCCTATGGAAATGCAATCAAGAGCATTTGTTTTTTCAATATATTTAAATGATGTAGAAGAGGGAGGAGAAACTGAATTTTTACATTTTTCAAAAAGAGTAAAACCTAAAACAGGTAGAATAGTTATTTGGCCTGCAGGTTTTCCATACTTACATAGAGGCAATTCTCCTTTATCAGGAGAAAAATATATCTTAACTTCATGGATGAGGTTGGTACCATGATAAAAATAATAAATAATGTTTTAACTACTCAAGATTGTTTTGATTTATACCAGGGGTTAACCACAGCTAATATGTGGGGCTTAAATAGACAAACCAATCCAGATAATTTAGGGGGAGCTTTTCCTGGAGTAACTTTAGTAGAAAACGAAGAGGTTGTTTATAATGATCAATACTGGATAGGTTATTTTAATTGTCTATTTGATAGAATAAATCAAAAATTATTGGAGCAACATAATTTTTCATTAAAAAGAAAAATAAAAAGAATAGTTTTAAATGCTCAAAACGATAATCACTACACAGAGTTTCATCAAGACAATGAAGAAAATACTTATAGCATTGTAGGGTTTCTCACACCACAATGGGCTGAAGAATGGGGTGGAGAATTAAATATAGAAGGAGAAATAATTAAATATAGTTCTGGTGATTTTGTATTATTTCAATCTAATCAATTACATAAATCACAACCAATAAAAAAAATACCATATTGGAGAACATCAGTGAGTTATGTTATTAAAAAATAAAAATAATGGAGTTACTAAATGATAAAAATTTTAGACAATTTTTTTAATAAAAATGATTTAATTGCAATTCAAGACTTTGCATTAACTAAAGCTTTTTATACACCTAGATATTTTGATAACGCTACTGAAAAAAACAAACATACTTATTATGGTGCTAGATGGGATTTCAGACACGACAATAAATTACGAAATTTATTTATTAAACAATCTGAATTAAAATTTAAAATAAAGATTAAAGAAATATGTATGAGTTCAGGTATAGATCAAAGAAATTTAGATCATTTTAAACCACACCAAGATATTCCAAATGGTATAATAAATATTATGGTTATGTTAAAAGGTATAACAGCAAATAATAATGGAACAGTTTTTTTTATTAAAAATAAAGATGATTTACAATTAGATACTCATGTTGGTTTTAGAGAAAATAGAGCACTATTATTTCCATCAGATCATTGGCACTCTCAACACGCAAGTGACATCCCCGACATGATTAGATATAGTGCAACTTTATTTATAAAGGATTATGAAGAAGTATAAGAAGTAGGTCTTGCACCTAATCTAGTAATTTTTTCAGCTTCTGTTTCTGTAATTAAATTTCCATTTTCATCATAATTATTATTATCCCAAGTTTCTTGTAAATAAATTAAATGTTTTGCATCCCATTTATTAGAAAATTGATTTATATCTCCAAGATTTGCATCAGCATATGATGAATGAGGGGTGTTATCTCTGTGTTCTACTTCATCTGAAATGACAGATGTTCCGTATTGGATAGCCCAAATATTAGAAAATTTAGATTGATTCCAAAAAGCATCATCATTAATTTTATATCCGACCGCCCCACCAATTTCAGAGCCCTCATCATAGTTTTTAAGTATTGATTTATCGTCAAAGATTATTGTCCAATTTGCGTTTGTTGCCATAATTTATCCTAAGTCTTAATAATATAAAGTAATGTTAAATAAGGTTGAACAACTGAAGTTGCACTCCCACTAAAAGTTGCACTCATGTTATGTGAGTGTGCTCCGCCATCTCCTCTACTACCTGTGTAAGAACCACCACCCATAGTAGCTTGAAATCTAGTATTAAAAGCAGTTCCAAAAGTTTGACCTGTTATAAGGTGATTGTGAGAAGCTAGTTGTGCTGTTGATAAAGAAGCGTTTGCTGTTGATCCACCAACATTTCCAGATGCTGATACAGTGTTTGCTCCACCTGTTGATGCTAAAGCCTTAGTTCCAGATTTACCCATTGGTACATTGTCTGCTAAATTAGGTACAAGAAAAGTACTTGACCCATCACCTGCACCATAAGTAGTACCTACAACTCCAAATAATGCAGAGTAAGTTGATCTTGAAACTGTTTGACCATTACATTCTAAGAAACCTGTTGGTACTGATCCAGAAGACCAAGGTAAAATAGTTCCTGTAGCCGTACCTTCGATACCAGTAAGATCTGATCCTGAAAAATTGTATTTTGTTGCTTCGTAATTTGCCATATTATTTCTCCGTGTATGTCCATCCCACATCTGAACCAGAATAAACTAATCCAAACGCTGCACCCTCAGTATTAACTACTAAGTCAGCGGATGTGTTTGCTATTTTAGAACTGTTTCTTCCAATAGTCAATGCGTTAGTATCAAAAGTGTATCTTGAATCTACAAAATTTACGATGTCACCAACAGCTGGCGATGCTGGAAGCGTTACAGTTACTGCTCCACCATTTGTGTCTACAAAAAGTTGAGCACCTGATTGAACTGTTTCTGCTGCAGTTATAGTTCTCCATTTTCTGTACTCGTTTGCACTTACTACATTTGTTCCATCAGAATAAACTACATAACAATTACCTTCACATAATAACACACCTGTGCCGGAAGCTGTTTTAAAAGTTAAGGTGAATCCTGCGTGATTAGTTCCATCAATTACATTAAAAACTTTTTCAATACTATCTGGTAAAGTTACTGTTCTATTAGCTGCTAAAGTGCCTGTAAATTTTAAAGTTGCATTTCTTGCATTTGAAACTGTTCCATCAGTCATTGCAAGAACGACATTCGAAGACGCCACATCTATTGCTTGATAGCCTGCAACACCTTGTTGAACAAGGTTTAAGTTATTGTTTGTTTTTGTGCCCCATGTACCAGCGTTTTCACCGGTTGCCATTAACTCTAATTTTAAATCTGAGGAATAACTTGATGCCATAAATTTTGTCTCCTAATTATTGTCTATTTATATTGTTTAATTATGTTTAAGTCAAACATAATTATGCCGGATTTCTTCTTGTATACCCTGCTGTATTGGTTTTAGGTGTTTTTCTTGTATACCCTGTTGTATTAGTTTTAGGAGTACGTTTTCCATAATATTTAAGAATTAATCCTGTAGCATTAACACTAGATGTTGCTTGTACTCCTGTTAAGCCTACGACATCTGCAGGTGAAATAGAACCTGTTGAAGATGTTGTACTTAATCCAGTTAAACCTATTTGCATGGCTGGAATAGTCAGAGAACCCACTGAAGACGTAGAACTTACTCCAGTTGGAATTACAATAGGAGATTGAGTAACCGCTACTTGACCTATACTTGAAGTTACTCCTACTCCTGTTAAACCAACAACGTCCGCTGGAGATATATTTCCCAAACTAGATGTTGTACTTAATCCAGTAAGTCCCATAACGTCTGCTGGAGATATTGATCCTACTGACGAAGTTGCACTAACACCTGTTATAACAGGTGTAGAATCTATAACGAAACTTAAAGAACCAACACTAGAAGTAGAACTTACTCCTGTTGGAGATATTACGGATGTTAAATCTAAACTTAAAGAACCAACACTAGATGTTGCACTTAATCCTGCTGGTTGTTCTAATTTATTAAATGAATCTCCATAGGGTTCTTCACCCCAACCATTTCTACCCCAACCAACTAAAGTTCCTGCATTATCAAAACTTCCAAGTTCTGTTGTTGCGCTAACTCCTGTTGGAGATACTACAGATGTTAAATCTAAAGTTAATGATCCTACTGAAGAAGTAGCACTCACCCCTGTTAATTCTACAGAAATTAATTGAGCTGCTATAGGAGTTCCAACACTAGAAGTTGCACTTACACCGGTTGGTGTAAATACTATGGGACCTTGATCACCCCATTCGTTTTGTCCCCAGACGCCTGTGTTCCAAGTATTAGACATAAGGAGTTACTCCTTATGCTATCCGAAGAATTGCGTTAGATGCGTCTGCTGTTGGAAATTGAATTGTAAAAGTTCCACTTGATACAGTTTTGTCTCCACCAAATGCGATTGCACAAACTGCTCTATCAGCGTTTGTATCGTTATAAATTAATGCACCATTAGCTGTGAAAGATGCTGAAGTAAAACTAACGTCTGCAAAATCACAACATGCAGTGTCAGTTGATAAAGCTGGAGTTACACTTGTAAGTGCGGCACCACCTGCAGAATAAGCTGAACCTGATGTGTTAGAAATTTCGTTTGATGAACTATAAGCTGTTGTTGATTTATTTAAAGTAGCACTACTTGTGTATAAAGCTATTTTAAATGCGTTTCCAGACGATGCTGTAAAGTTATGTATCGCTTGTAAAACTTCTGTTTTAAAACTGTTACATACTGCTGATGTTATTGCCATAATTTAATCTCCTAATTATTGAGGCGGTGACTCGATTGGTATTCTTATTGTTCCATCCGTGTAATCGTCTCGTCTTCTTCTTCCAACTTGCATTGCTGCAAACTTTTGTAGTTCAGTTTTATATCTATTTTCATATAGTGTCAACATGTCTGTTGGACCTTTTAAAAACATAAAAGCTTCTACTAAACATGCATATAACAGACCTTGTGGAAAGTAATTACTTACATAAGTTCCAGCAGTATTGGTTTCTAAACCAGTAGGTAACTTATTAAAATGAATAATATATTTATAATTTTGATCTGGTGTAGGAGCAACACTTATAGCACCTGATGTAGCTGTACTAGCCCCTGTTGTAGCGCCACCATACATAGAATAATACTTAGGTAAACCCTTAACATTTTGTCCTGTAGCACCACCTGAAGGACCTGTGGCTTCTCCTACATATTCACTAATAAAAGTTCGGTCCCTTCTTTCTAACCAAAACCCTTGATCTGTAACAGCGGTTGTAGAATTAAAAACTTCAATTCCTCTTACAAATAAAGTTTTTGTAGGAACTGTAATACTATTAAAGTTTTGTGCAAACTGAGATTCATCTTCAACTCTGTCTGAATCCATAGGAATATCTAAATTAATTCTATGTTCTGCATTTTCTAAAAATCTATTTATAACTGCAGCAGTAAATACATTAGAATCTACTTCTGTATAGTTTCTAATATCTGTTGTTAATTCTGAGTATGTATATCCAGCCATAGTTAAGCTCTATCATTTAACGGTCCAATTGTACACTGAAAACC